GCACAGTGACTACCTTCGGAGCGCTATGGTGGCTCTCCAGTCATGCGCCCCTGCCGGCCTCCCTGAACATTTTTCGAGCCATGGGAGAAGGCTCGCCTCTGATCACGCACACCATGCCGTGGGCTGCGATGGCGTTTTCGTTGGGCTTGGCCGCAGTCCTGTTCCTCTTGGCATTGAAAGTTGTTCGAAGTCGTGAATACTAGCCAGCTCAACGTCTTCCAGTTTCCAATAATCCGGTCCTATGTTCACTCCCCCGTCCACTTATCAGCTCAACCGCGCGGATTCACCCGCTTCGGGTCCGACTCAGAGTCCCGCGAGCGGTTCTTGCGGCTGCGCTTTCTCGCTAGCGCCGCCTTGACGCGAATCTTCTGACCCGGTTTCAAATAGAAGGCGTGACGCTTGATGTCCTTGATGATGTCCTCGCTCATGACCTTCCGCTTGAAGCGTTTGAGCGCGCTTTCGAGGCTTTCGCCATTAATAATTTGCACTTCAGCCAACAGACTCACCTCGGTTTCTGCTTCAGCGTAGCAGTTCGGACGCGGAGGGTTCGTTCGAGCGGGCGGACTTGGGAGCGTCAGACAGCAACAACCGTCGCAGGATCGCGTCCGTCCGGTGCTCCGCCGCACGCGCGCCGTTTGATGCTGTGACGTGGCGGCAATACAGACACGGCCAATCGTAATCGTGCGAACGGCGGAAGAAAAACGCTCGCAAAAAGTGACGACTCGTCGTAGAATTAACTCCAGAGGCTCGGTTCGACAGGCGAGCGCAAAGCGCACCCTCCGAAAGGATCCTTCACTTTTGAAGTATTGGAAGGTGAGGCATGCTTTTTAAGAAGGTCGCGCAGACATCGAGCGATTACCAGCTCGCGACATCCGCCATATCCCAGAAATCGAAGTCGGCACGCGAAGCGCAACTCACAGCGGCGTGTAACTCGACGACGCGGGAAGTGGCCGCGTGAAGATCGAGATCCGGTCACTGGACCAAATCCTGCCGTATGAAAAAAACGCGCGCAAAATCCCGCAGCGCGCGATCGACAAGGTCGCGGCGTCCCTGGAAGAGTTCGGCTGGCAGCAGCCGATCGTGGTCGACAAACACAGCGTGATTGTAGTGGGGCATGTGCGCCGACTGGGAGCGCTTCAATTGGGCTGGACCGAGGCGCCGGTACACGTCGCCGATAAGTTGATGCCGGCACAAATCCGCGCGTACCGGTTGATGGACAATCGCAGTCACCAGGAGGCTGACTGGGACCTCGAGCTACTGGGCCCAGAACTCACCGAACTCAACGCGCTTTCGTTCGACCTCAGTCTGACTGGGTTCAACGTGCACGAACTCGACGTGCTGCTGCGCAATCCACTGGACGAAGAGAAAGCAGACGAAGCCCCGCCGCTCCCTGAAATTGCCGTGATTCGGCCGGGCGATCTATGGATCTGTGGTGAGCATCGCGTTCTCAGCGGCGACGCGACCAAAGCGGAGGATGTCGCGCGGCTGCTCGGCGACCGCAAGCCGTTTCTGATGGTGACGGACCCGCCGTACGGCGTGCAGCTGGACATGGAATGGCGTGACCGGGCCGGGCATAACGAGAAGGGCGCCGCTGCGCAATCGTACATGAAACAGAGGATCGAAGGCCATACAGCAACCACCATCTCAGGTGACACAAAAGCGGACTGGAGCGAGGCTTTTGCGCTGGTTCCAACGATCGATGTGGCGTACGTGTGGCACGCCACAAGCCATCTGGTAGAAGTGGCGGTGGGGCTGGAGCGCATCGGATTCCAAGTGCGTCAACAACTCATCTGGAATAAGACCGCCGCCGCAATGTCCCGGCAGGCATATCACTGGAAGCACGAGCCATGTTGGTACGCGGTGAGGCGCGGCAAGACCGCACGCTGGCTCGGCAGTCGCGATCAAAATACCATTTGGGACGCCGCATCTCCAAAGCAAATTATGGGCGGCTCGACCGAGGCGAAATTTGATCATCCAACCCAGAAGCCGGTTGAACTGATGCGCCGGCCGATTCTCAATCACACGCGCCGCGGCGAACTGGTATTCGATCCGTTCCTCGGGAGCGGCACAACGCTCGCGGCCGCGGAGCTCACAGAGCGGGTCTGTCTCGGCCTCGAGCTCGATCCGAAGTACGTCGACGTCATTGTCGAGCGCTGGCAGCAGCTAACGGGCGGAGAGGCGACGCTTGACGGGGACGGGCGGACGTTTGCGCAGATCAAGGCGGAACGGATGGGAGTTGCGGCATGAATCCTGCGCAGAACGAAAAAACGCCGCCGGGACGAACCCGGCGGGCGCGAAGGAACTGCGATGACGCTCAAATTATCCGGTGATCTGGTAGCAGCGCTCTTTGTCGTCGCTGCGGAAGGACTCGACCTTCAGCCCGAGCTTCTTGATCAGCGTCCCGGAGACGAATCCGCGAACGGTGTGGCGTTGCCAGCCGGTCGCTTTCATAACCTCCGCGAGCGTCGCACCCTTCGGACGTCGCATCAGGTCGACCACTTCGGCTTTCTTGCTGCCCTCGCGGGCAACGTTGGCCGTTTTCTTCGCGGACGGGCGCGCCGTGTCGCGTCGTTTGGGCGGGGCGGGGGCGTTCTTCCCCTTCCCTTTGGCGGGCGCGACGTCGGGCGCTGGTTGCGCAACGTTGGGAACCAGTCGCTGGATGGCCTCCCAGACTCGCGCCACGGCCGCCTTCCGGTCCGGGAATTTCTTCACGGGCTTCAATTTATCGAACGGGGCGACCCCGGCGAAGCTGTTCCAGATTTCGACCAGGCGGTTAACAGGCCAGGATCCGGCAAGCTTGTTCAATTCACGGGCAGAGCCGAAATACTCGGCGGAGTTGATCTTGGCGGCAGTGGCTTCATCTTGCGAAGCAAAGACCGCGATGTTGTTTGCGGAGTCGATTGTGAAGGTGCTCATGCCTGACATTCATCACTCTGCTCCGAACAAAAGGCAAGCAGAATGTTTGACTTGGAAAGGAGCGGCGATTTCTTCCCGCTTATAAAAAATCCATGCCGCGCGGACAGCCAAAGTACCAACCAACCGAATCCGACCGCAACACTGTCAGATCGATGGCGGCGACCGGCTTCACGCACGAGCAGATCGCGTGCTGCCTAGGGACCGCGGGGATCGATCCGAAGACCATGCGTAAGCACTTCAAAGTGGACCTTGCGACGGCAGCGATTAAAGCCCACGCAGCAGTGGCGAACAGGGCATACCAGATGGCGGTGACGGGTGACCCGCCGTCGGCGACGTTCTTCTATTTGAAAACTCAATGCGGATGGAGAGAGACGACCCGATACGAGCACACGGGACCAGATGGCAAGGCCTTAATTCCCGTCGATGCGGCGCGTTTACTGCTTGAAAGTGCCGCAGATAAGCGTCCTCCCGAGGATCAAGATGAAGACCCCATTAGAAAGTAAAGTTCCCACGTCGCTTACGGACCCCGTGCACTTCGCCAGCGACGTTCTCGGGTCGGTGCTATGGCGTCGCCAGCGGGACATCATGCGAGCGGTAGCGACCAAGCCACTCGTTGCGGTCAAAGCCTGCCACGCGAGCGGCAAGACGTATCTGGCCGCCAGGCTCGCTCTGTGGTGGCTGCTCCGCTATCCCGAGGGAAAGGTCATCAATACCGCTCCCGGATGGCGGCAGGTTCGGCTGATGTGGGATGAGATCCGATTGGCCGCCAGTCAGTCGCGGATCGCATTTCCGGCTCCGAGCGCAACAGAACTGCGCATCAGCGATGCTAATTACATCCAGGGAATCTCGACGAACGAAGCGGTGAAGTTCCAGGGAATCCACGGTCGCAAGATCTTGATCATTGCGGACGAAGCGCCCGGAATCCGCGCTGACATCTGGGATGCCATCGAAGGTGTCCGCGCCGGTGGTGACGTTCACGTGCTCATGCTGGGCAACCCCGTCATCCCGAGCGGTTATTATTTCAACGCATTCGGCCGGGGCAGGACCATCTGGACCACGTTCACCATCAGCGCCTTCGACACCCCAAATCTCGAAGGGATCACAATGGAACAGCTCCTGGCGATGAGCGAGGACGACCTGGCTCATCCGCCGGCGCCGTATCTGGTGACACCGCGGTGGGTGAAGGAGCGGGCCCTGGCGTGGGGGCCGAAGCACCCGATGTTCTGCGCTCGCGTGCTCGGCGAGTTTCCAACCCAATCGGCCTACTCAGTGTTCAGCCTCGAGCTGATCGAGCGAGCGAAGCGCGATCCCACCCAGCAGGAAATCGAGAAACTCAAAACACTGCCAATTCAGGTCGGAATCGACGTCGCCGGACCTGGCGAAGACGAGACGGTGCTGGTGGCGCGCTCGGGCGGGGCAATCCTGGAGACTCACGCTTTCGCGGACGCTGACCCGCGCGGGCGCGTTGTGCAGGTGCTTGGGCGCCTGAAGCAAACCGGCAGACTGCTTCACGTGCTTGTGGACGAAGTGGGCATCGGTTACAACTTCGCGCTGCACCTCAACGATTACGGTTTCCCAGTGCTTCGATTCAATGCTGGTCACCGCGCAATCGACGCGGAACGCTTCGCGAACGCGAAGGCTGAGGCGTACTGGGGTCTCCGGGAATGGATGGAACAGGGTCAAGTTTGCAGACTCAACGATCTCGAGACGGAAGCGCAGCTTTCCGCGATCCTCTATCGGGCGACGCCGTCGGGGAAAACGGAGATCGAGAGCAAGGAAGACGCGAGGAAGCGCGGACAATCCTCGCCCGATCGCGCCGAGGCGCTTGTCATGGCGTTCTGCAAGATTGTTCCGCGTGAGCAGACAATAACGTTCGGCGAACGCGTTCAGATTTCGCGGTATTGAATCGTGTGTTCGGACGTTAATGTGTATTAACTGGCTGATGCTCGCCCAGGTTCAACTTCCCACATCGGAACCCGCCCGCCTCGCCGAAATCTGAGCTTTGTACGAGACACGCGTGATCCATCCGGAGCAGTCCGCCCGGATGCGCCAATGAACGAGAT